TAAAAGCAATTCATTATTTCGAAATGATAATTGAAAGAGATTATAAAGCATGAGTCATCAAATAAATTTTATATTTAAAGAATCGGATTGGACTCCTCCTACTCATTTTCCAGATTTAAAAAATGCAAAAGAAATAGCTATAGATTTAGAAACTAAAGACCCTAATATTAAAGATAAAGGACCAGGTTGGCCAACTATGGATGGAAACATTGTTGGTATTGCTGTCGCTGCAGATAGTTTTGTCGGCTATTACCCTATTGCTCACGAAACAGGATCTAATATGGATTATAAAATGGTATTAGATTGGGTTCAAGAAATTGTTAATGGACCTGGAGATAAGATATTTCATAATGCATCTTATGACGTAGGCTGGCTCAGGGCTCACGGAATATTAATTAAACAAGGAAGAATAATAGACACTATGATAGCAGCAGCTATTGTAGATGAAAACAGATATTCTTATTCATTAAATTCTCTCGGCTTCGATTGGTTAGGCGAAACAAAGTCTGAACAAGAGTTAAAGGAAGCAGCAGCCGATTGGGGACTGGACGCTAAACAGGAGCTCTATAAATTACCTGCTCAGTACGTTGGATTTTATGCAGAACAAGATGCTGCATTAACTTTAAAGCTTTGGCAATTTCTTAAATTTAAAATTTATGAAAATTCGTTAAAAACAATATTTGATGTGGAAACTAAGTTGTGTCCTATTCTTATTGAAATGCGTGCAAAAGGAATTAGAGTAAATCTATCTCAAGCAGAAAAGTTAAAACAAGAATTTTTTGATAAAGAAAGAATATTGTTATCTCAAATTAAAAAAGAATCTGGAATGGATGTTGAAATTTGGGAGGCAAGAAGTATAGCAAAAGCATTTGATAAATTAAAGGTAGAGTATCCAAGAACTGAAAAAACAAAAGAGCCAAGTTTTACAGCTAATTGGTTATTAAATTGTAAAGCACCACTTGCTAAATATCTAAGAGAAGCTAGAGAAATTAATAAATTTACATCTACTTTTATTGATTCAATAATAAAATATCAACATAAAGGAAGAATACATGCAGAGATCAATCAATTAAAATCAGATTCTGGAGGAACAGTATCTGGAAGACTATCAATGTCTAATCCTAATTTACAACAAGTTCCTGCAAAAAATAAAGAGTTTGGACCTAAAATTAGATCTATTTTTAAACCAGATAATGATCTATTATGGGGGTCGTTCGACTATTCGCAGCAAGAGCCTAGATTAGTTGCACACTATGCATACACAGTTGGATTTAAAGGATCAGAAACATTAATTAAAGCTTATGAAAAAGATGACGCAGATTTCCACCAAACAGTTGCAGAGATGGCGGGAATACCAAGATCTCAAGCGAAGACTATTAACTTGGGACTCTTTTATGGTATGGGCGCAAAGAAATTGTCCGCTCAATTGGGAATTGGAGAGGACGAAGCAAAAAAACTTCTCGCAGAATATAATCAAAAAGTTCCTTTCGTAAAACAATTAGCTACAATGTGCCAAGAATCTGCTGATAAAAATGGTGCTATAAGAACCATTAGAGGACGTAGATGTAGGTTCGACAAATGGGAACCAGCTTCTTGGGGATTAAATAAATCTACTACGTATGATGATGCTGTTCAAAAGTTTGGTGTTAATAACATTAGACGAGCTGGTACATTCAAAGCACTAAATAGATTAATACAAGGATCTGCTGCAGATCAAGTAAAACAAGCAATGATAGATTGTCATGCTGCTGGGTATCTCCCTATGTTGCAGATACATGATGAATTGTGTTTTAGTATAAGACCTTCAAAAGACGCAGATCAAATTAAAGATATAATGGAGAAATCTATACCTGAATTAAAAGTTCCTTCTAAAGTAGATGTAGCAATAGGAAAAGACTGGGGAAGTGCTGAATGATAAACGTAGATGATGTTGATGTAAATTTAGGAATGTGTCCAAGTTGCAGAATGCCTGTTCATTTTAGAAAAACAAGAAAAGAAAATATATTTATATGTCCATTATGTGGAGAAACAGCACAACAACATATTAATGGAAAAGTTTTATTTACAAAAATTAAATTTAATTTAAAAGACGAAGATATCCTTTAGAATTTTACTCAATTCTATATTTTTAATTGCCTTAAGAAGTTATATCAGAATATTCTTGTAATAACTCTTGTCTTGCAATTACATTGGCTAAATCTCTCATTTGAAGTCTTGTTTTTTTCAATTCAAGATCTATCCATTTCATGTCTGGTGTTTCACCACCATTTTCAAGATACAACTGGTTCCACTTGGATTCCAAGCTGATCTTTTTTAGTAACAGCGACTGTGATGTTTCCATCTTCTATTTCCTCATATGTTAAAAAGACTTTGGAAGGAGAATATGTTATTTCTTTCCTCCACGTTCCTCCGCCTTTTTTTAACTCGGTTATAAAATTATTTTTCGCTTCTTCATCATTATGTGCATTAACGTCTACAATTATACGTTGCCCTGCATAACGTGCAATAAAGCGATATAATTTCATAAGGAAATATTAGAGTTAATGGGACATATTGTCAATGACCTTTAAAAATAAAGATTAATTTTAGTATTGACTTTGTCTTTTTAATTCATATATTCGTGGGATATGAATGACGTAAAACTAACAGAAATAGTATCTGACGAATCATTTAAACTTAAACCATTAAAGATTGATTCTTTTTCGGTTGAGTTCTCTGAAATGGATGGCACCATTACTTTGTTTGTTAATCATAGAAAAACTGCTGTTGTTTTTGATAAAGCAATAAACAAATATGATGAAATACTATCTACAGTTAATAGATTAATTAACAGTTGGAGATCTCAATGAAAATGAAAAATTGGTTTGAGTATCTTAAAACGATTCAAGATATAGCAAAAGCTGTTCCTAAAGGAGAAACTTCGAGTGATCCTTTTTGGATAGCTTGTAAAGAAAAACTTTGTAATCTTAGTTTGTCCATCAATAACACCGGTTATAATTTAATTGATGCTGATGTGGCAGATCATATTATAAAAGAATACCAGGAGATAAAATGATTGCTTTAATAATTGCTGTAATTTTATTCTACTGTATATGGCCAAGGTTTAGTTGGTTAGCAACATGTTTTTTATTATGGGGTTTGATATGAAACATAAACTAGATAAAAATAACCCTATAGTAAAATGGATTGACTTTTTATTTACAAAATATGATTTAACGGATTTGGTTGTTGAACATATAATTTGTAATGGAGTTAAACCAAAAAGTGAAAAAGAAGCTAATTTAAGAGTTATGAATTTTTTTAGAGCGCTTACTGAAAAATATAAATATTCTCCTGAAGAAGCTTTTAAAGACATAAACAAATATAAACATTAATATGAAACTAACAAAATATGCAAAAGCAATAAGAAGATTGTTAAAATCATATCATAAAAAATATGATGCGTTTGGAAATGAAAGGAGAAAAAAATAATGGATGCTTTTACTCAAGTAATTATAATAGTTATTTTAGCAATCATCATGTTTATTATTTTTGATAATTACAAATGATTAAATACATAAAACGATACATCAGTAATTTTTTTACTTATACATCTAAAAAATATTACATGGATAATCACCCAGATGGAAAAAGTTATCCTCCATTATTAAAACGATTAGATATTTTTTGGAAGCTGCGTAATGAACTTACGGCTGAAGAACGATGGGCAGAATTGAGGGATTATAAAATATGAAAATAATTTTAGTATTTATATTATTATTATTAACTGCGTGTTTAGGTCCTTCATTATTTACAATGAATGGTATTAGAATAACTGCAAGTGATGTAATAACTGTACCTCATAAAATAGAAACTTTAACTAACAACAAAAAGGAAAAATAACATGGACACAAAACACTGGAAATCAGTTGCTGTACGAAAAAACAGCTACGATAAGCTTATGGCACTATGTGATAAGGAGTATCGTAACCCTGCTGCGTTTATTGCTTTATTAGTAGATAAAGAAATAGAAAGACGTGCGGAACTTAAAAAAGTATCGGTTGAAGACTATCTTAAAAAATTACTGAATAGTCGAAAAAATGGCTAAAAATCAGTATATTTGCATAGTTTGTAAGGGTAATAACTACATTAAAGTTAGTGGTTATTATCCTTCAATTTTATCCTTGTATTCAAATACAAATAACTTTATAAATTGCCCTAAGTGTACATCACACCTGGACTCACGAAAAACGACTCAAGAAACACGGATCACGGACAATGATTGAATTGCTGGTGGGTTTACATTGGGTTGAAATAATAATTGTTTTTTTATCTCTAATCTTAATTATCTACTGGCACAACAAATGAAAGCTTGTGGAAAACAAAGAACTGAAAAAGGCATTAGAGATTATCGCATCTCGGACTACGAGAGAAGAATACAGTAAAGTAACGTCTGTACTATTCGGTCTCTTTGCTGGCGTCAGCTTTGGCTTTAGTGATAGTACATTAGGATTCAAATCATATCTTGATGATGTTTATAAACGAACCAATAAGGATCGTTTGGCTATGCGTGGCCTACGTGTAGTTAAGTGATTTGGATGAAGGTCGGTCTGATCTCGTTGCAGAGCTACCATACCCTGCCGGCCTTCGTCTAAATGAAATATCATGCTGGAGCTAAAAACAGAACAAAACGAAGAAGAACTTTCCCCCGAAACAAAATTATGGCGAGCTGTAATACAAAGGGCATTCGAGGATGTAATATATCCTGGAATGGAACGCTCATTAATTATGTTCAAATATCAAGCTCATTTATGGTTTGTTGATGATAAAGAAAATTTTAAACTTATTTGTAATCTTGCAGGAATGCCAGAAGAACTGGTTAGAGATAAATATTTAGAAATGGTGGACAATGAACAAATCTATTTCACACAGGACCAAATCGGATACATTAATTGGAGAAAACAATACAATGCACGACGAGACATTGACGACGAAACAGGCGATTTCTTATAAAACCTGTAAGCTTTGTAAAAAACAAAAACCAACTAATTTATTTTACGTTAAATCAAAAGCCAAAGATAAACTCCATCAATGGTGCAAAAAATGTAAAGACGATAAAGTCAATGAAGTTTATTCTAAAAGCTCAATTGCATTTGTGAGACGTTTATATCAAATGGTTGTAAGCAAATTTAAACGTGAAAAGAAAAACGAAGTAACGTTAACTATGAATGAATTTATTGAAATATGGAAGGAACAATACGAAAAATTTGGTATGAAATGTCCTTATTCAGGTATTGAAATGACGTTTCAAAAAGGGCAAGGAAAGATATTTACTAATATATCGGTTGATCGATATAATAACGACAAACCTTATCAAGACGGCAATATCGTATTTTGTTGTATGGTGGTTAATCGTATGAAACAGGAATTACATATTAATGATTTCTGGCAATTGTGTAAAAATATTGCAGAAAATAATTCAATTAATCAATTAAACATCTATTGAAATTAACTATACTGTTGCCTATATACAACAAAAAACAGGAGAAACAACATGGAAAAACTATTTCAAGTGCCTTCATACAATGATGTAAAAGCATTTTGGGCTAATTACTTTAGTAATGTTCAAAAGTTTTACACAGACTTTGCAGAAGACATTATCAAATCGTCTAAAAAATAAGCCTTTTAAAGGTCTTTATCCCACTAAATTTTTGGCATATTAGCCTTGGCGGGAGGTAGATCATGGCTAAAAAGAAAAAAGAAACAATACAAGACATTATCGACAGAATAGAAGAAGATTTGTCCACTTTACGTGACAAAGCTATCGAAGCTGAAGAAAATCAATGTCAATGCTCCGATTCGGACGACGATTTCAACGACGATGAGGATGATGAAGAGTAGAGGTTGCACGGATCGATAAGTGCAGTCGGTTGACTATAGACTACGGACCACGGATCGTGGTATATATGTCACACTACCCTTTCTGTTAGTTGAGTGGGTTGGATTCTTTCAGCCCACTCATTACAAATAACTCAATAAATACTGAACTTTCCTATTTCTATATAGATACTTTAGACCTTTTTATGTGTCATCATGAAAATAAACTCAAGAGTACACTGAAAGACTGAAAACATCAAATAAGATAGACATACCAACAGTTATTCTTTCAGCATACTACACTGAAAGTACACTGAACACTAAAATCAATAATATCAATAAAAACAATATTAATAATCAATATAGTAATCATATGTATACTATTATTCTAATGGACAAGAAAACTTTTTTTACCTTTGTTGTATTATTTACATTAAAATATCTATATAATAATTAAAAATTCACAAAAACAATTTATGGAAATTTCTGTTCAACAGGTTAAGTCAGAACTTAAAGGCGCTGAACTATTAACAGGCAAACAAAGAGCATTTGCAGAATTCTATGTTGCAAACTATCCTGATTGTACTAAACAAGAAGCTGCACGACACGCTGGATACGCTGAAACAACAACAGGTAAATGGGGAAGCCTTTTAACAAATCCTGATAAATTTCCTCATGTGGTTGCATATATTGAAAAACTACGTGATCTTAAAACTAATACATATAAGGACTACCTTAGACATTTAAAAAGATTAGATTCATTGTCTAAAAAAGCAGAAGATAAAAATCAACTTGCAGCAGCTATCAATGCAGAATTTAGACTTGGACAAGCAGCAGGATTTTATATTGATCGTAAAGAAATCAAAGTACAAGATTTGTCGGCAATGACTAAAGATGAACTTATTAAAACAATCAATGAGTTAAAAGATGAAATACCGTTCGAAAAGGTCATCGAGATCGAAGCCGAAGAGAAAGCTAAACTTTCCTAAGGAAGATTTTTGGGTGCAATTTAATAGGGTACACAACAAGCATTTAAACATGTCGGTTGGTGAAGTGGAGGTCAAAACGAATGAAAAAGAAGATTAAAATTGGTTATGAAGATATTGCAATTAATGTAATAAACTTTACGACAAATGATAAAAAAGATGATAATGTATTAGGTGAATATGACAGCAGTAATGCTAAAATTGACATCCAAGAAAAACAGAACGCTCGTTCAGAAGCTAACACTCTTTTGCACGAAGTCATCCATGCCGTCGTGTACCAGACAGGACTTAATTCAGAGGGTAATGTGCTTGCCAAAGAAGAAAATGAGGAGTTAACTGTTAATGCAATATCAAATAGTTTATCTCAAGTATTCAGAGACAATAAATGGTTTTTACCCTACCTACAAAATCAACTCGTAAACGGAAAATTTGATGGCAAAAGAGGAATCGAAACTATATCAAAAAATAAAAAAAGCGTTGCCAAACGTGCACTTTCAAAGAATCGAAACAAACATAGCCCTAGGCGTTCCAGACGTTAACGGATGTTATCACGGAGTAGAGTTTTGGTTGGAGTTAAAGGTAAAAAAAGGAAAGCAAACTCCGCTAACTAAATATCAAAAAGCGTGGATTGTTAAACGTGCGTCTACTGGAGGTAGAGTTTTTATCTTAAATTTTGACCTCAGGCAGAGGGTCGCTAAACTTTACGACTACAACTCTTGCTTGCACCGTGATCCGTTTGCCACCCTTCCCGTTTCCCATTTCCCGCACCCCGTTTCGTGGACCGCGGTTCTTAATAAAATAATCACCTTCCCTGTGCATCTCCCTCCTGCAGCGTCGAAGCTGGTTGAAAAATAATTAAAAATATTGCTTGACTTCATATCCCACGATGATTATATTCGTGATTGGTAGCTCGACATCCTCTAAATAATTAGCTCCTGTTTAGCGTCCGTTGGGCTACCGTAATCCCACATTCCCATTCCCGTTTCGTCGTCCGCCATCCACTATTAATGAATCACGGATCAGGAACCATCCAGCTCCAGGCACGGCAGCTCACTGCGCCGTAGTCTGTGGCGCAGTGAAAAATATTTTAAAAATAAACTTGACAATTGGTAATTCATATCTTATGTAAATGGGATAAATAACTATGGAGCTAATATGACTAAAGAAAAAGCTGAGGCGATTCTTGAGTACGTGATCAGATGGCTTGACGCTAATATTGACGAAGCCCCGTTAGAAGGTGTTTCGGAAGACAGTGCTAATCTAAAAGAAAAAATTGAACAAGCTCAGGATCCGCGAATCACGGTTGCTGATATAGAAAGTGGGATATTTTAATGTGGGTAGATGTTGATAAGAATACAATTGCTATTTGCTGGGGCGTAGAAGACGCTGCTCGCGTTGCAAAGAAACGAGGCCTGAAGCTTTCAAAGAAGGAATGCCAGCAGGTTCTTGAGACGATGCTCGAGACTCACGATGCCACTTTAGGTGTATCTTGGGATACATTGGATGATATCATTATTAACTTGTTCAGTGAGAGGATCCCGCGACCGTGATCCCCGTTCTGTTAATCCTCATTGCCCTGTTCGCTTTTACCAGACCAGGGCAGCTCGCCATCCTCCTGCTGCTGGTAGCTCAGATGTAATTCCCACTCCCGTTTCCCGTCCCGTCGTCCACGGATCCCGTTCCCGCTATGAAGAACTGGATGCCAGCTCAGGAGCTGACGGCAGGAAGTTCCCCTCAGGCACGGGGGAAGCTGGTGGTGTCAAGCAGAAACAGATGTGAATTATTTATCCACAATACAACTATAAAGTTAGTTCTAAAGATTGACTTTTATGATTATCTTATTTAGATAAGATGATGTGAGAGACACGGTCTTGTAAATTGGCTAGCCACTCTCACACTAACAACTAACAAAAGGAGCAAGTATGGGTTTTGATTTGTTTGGTTTAAATCCAAAACTAAAATCAGAAAAGCCAGCGACTGTTGATTACAGAAACAGTACTGAAGAAGAAAGAGCAGAGTTTTTCGAAAAGATGGAAAAATTCGAAAAAGAAAATAAAGGTTATTACTTCCGTAATAATGTTTGGTGGTGGAGACCTTTGGCAAATTACATCATTGACCACACTGGTTGCGTGGACAGAGATGACGAGGACAAATGGCACGAGAACGGTGGTCACGAGGTTGATGAGGAGACTGCCAAAATGATTGCTCAACAGTTGAAACATTTAGTATCAACTGGACATACTGACAATTTTGCTAAAGAGCATATGGACGAATATGAAAAAGCAACTTTGCATAACGAGGCAGTTGAGAAAAAAATGCAAGAGTTCCAAGAGCAAATGGACAAAAAATATGGTCGAGACATTGCTCCTGCAAATTATAATGCAGATGATTATAAAATTTGGAATAGCATTTACAGTATGAAAAATTGGAAAGCTAGCTATCCATTCAATGTGGACAATGTGAAAGAGTTTGCAGAGTTCGCTGAAGAATCTGGTGGATTTACTATTTGCTAAAATAATTATCGACGGGCAACTAACCGTTGCCCGTCGTTCCCGTTCCCATTCCCACTATCTATCGTTGTTTTTTTAATTTAATAATAACAGTTCACCATCCGTCAGGACGCCAGCTCACCTGTTTCGAAGAAAGAAGATATGCAGGTAATCCCGTCCCGTTGCACACTGTTATCTGTTGTTGAAGTTTGTTTACTAAACAAAGGACCGGGGACCTGGATGCAGCTGGAAAAAAAATTTAAATTAACGCTTGACATTGGTCCTGAGCTATCTTATTTGTATGGGATAACCAACAACAGGAGTTAAAATGCGTGAAGTAATGTGGAAAGAAAAGAAATACATTATCCCTTTCGATGTGAATCTAGAATGGGATAAAGATCAAGAAGTAGAAATTAGAAACAGATTCAGTGGAGAGCTGTGCAGACTACCCTGGTTCGCTGCTGCTGTTTACGATTTAATCATGGGCTCTGAACGTTTTGAAGACTGGAACACGCATCGTGAAGGTTTGGATTGGTTCATAGAAAACTTTCCAAATGAATACATGACGTTACTAGACTGAAATAAAATTAACTAAAGGAGGAAACATGAAAGACCCGTTACAAAAGTGGATGGATAAACATATGATCATTATGACTCTGTCCGGTGACCAGGAGCAGGAGAAGAGACTGAAGACGGATGTGCAGAATGCCGTACGTAAAAAGCTTACGCAACAAGATACTAAATCATTTGGTCGACACGCGCCCGCGAAGAAGGAATGATTTGGATATCGGCAGCCGCCGTTTATCTACTGGGATTCACTAGGCTCGGCCAGCTACTTCTGTTGATGTGGCTGGCTTGGCTGATGGTCTGAGATCCCATTCCCATTTGCAATGCCGTTTCCCGTCCCATTATTAATTAATAATGGTATGGTGACTCAGGAAGCAGATGCTGTTCCCTGTGCCATGCGAGATGGTGCTGGTGCTGGTGTCGGAATGTGCTGAGGTTGGAATGTGTTGGGGTTGGATAGATTAATCGGTTTGATTGAATGTTGTAATAATACAACATTAAAAATAATTGTGGATAACTTTAAAATAGTTATTGAAATAATTATCTTATGCTAATAAGATAGCAATTGTCATTAATAACTAACAGAAAGGAAAACAATGACAAAAGCAAAAGTAAAAATAGAATTATCAACTAAGAATAAACAGTTGATAGTTCTTGCATGTGACTTGTTAGAGAAAAAAGCTGAATTAACTTCTGACTGGAATA